ATGGTATGTCGCGAATTAGCACATCAGTGGGCTCGTAATCGGGCACAGGTAGGATCGGCTCCAGCTCGGGCGGCGGTGTGCAGCAGGGCGACCGCGGAACGTATGGTTGCTCAACATCCATGCTGGAAGTGCTCACAAACGGGTTGTTGTGCACAGCCGTGGCCGGGTTGAAACGCGAATCTTCTTCAAACATTGTCGACGAGCTGGCCTCATACTGACTTGCAACTGCTTCCGGAGTGGGTGCGCCGTGGCTGTTGAACTGCATTTCGGCCTCAGGGTGTAGTGAAGGGTGGTTCTTGGGTGCGCGGTCTTCAAACTCATGGGGCACGTAGTATTCCAACTTGCATAGATCAGAAAGCTCGTCCAATTCGTACAGCCGACGTTTGGCTATGTACTCCTGACTAACTGGCCGATCAACGCCGAAGTCAATGGCAAACGCTTGGATGTCAGGAATGGGAGAAATGCAATCCATGGTCAAAGCATTGGCCCAAGCCTCGAACTTGGACGCATAGGAGTAAGGCAGATCATAGCGGGCGAAAATGTCTTCAAACGAGTAGCTGGTGAAGCTGTACTGTATGGTCGAGTTTAGGCGATACTGAGCGTCGTTCTCATACGGTATTAGAGCGGCGACAGCAGATGACATCGCCATGCAGCGCTTGAATACGGTGGACAGCAATGGATGATTACGCACAGACGGAAGTTGTGAAACCAGCTTTCCTTTGAACAAGCGCAAAGGGTTGCCTGAACGAATGCGTTGCCAGGGTAGCTTGGCGAGAACACGACCGGTGAAAGGGACATGCACATACACTATCTCCTCGTCCGGGTCAGCCAATCGGATAAACGTTCCACTGCAGAACTCGACATCAGAAATTCGCCGACGAATGTTACATGTAACCTTTAAGCCCAGCATCTTGTTGTAACTCTCGATCAATGGGACCAGTCGGACGACGTCACCACCAACGGCGGCGTAGTCATCACCCATGTTGACCATGCTGAAGGGCACGTTACCACTGTACGGTACGTCGAGTTGCTCGAGCGCCTCGAACAAGTCTAACTTGCGCAGAGATGCCCAGGCTGAGATGACTATCATGAGGATGATGATGCCATTGTTTAGCGTGGTCCAGTCGACGCCGGAGAACGTGGAACCAGAACCCTCCATGATGACACCATTCGGGAACACACCGTGTTTCTCAATGGCGAGCTCCATAATCTCCAGGACTGTCTTACTGGCCCCAAGAGCTTTGAAAACTGAGATGATCGCCAAATTGCATTGTTCAGATTGCGTTGAATCGAAAGTGCTCTGGTCGGAGTCAAAAGCGCTGATGCTCTCACACTCAGGGTCGTCAATGTCGGCAAGCACCTTGTTGAAGTTACCGAGACGGTCGGAATGGCCTGATAACGCCGTCGAGACATGGTAAACGCACTTGTGGATTTCGGCCATACGCTTGGTCAACGCAGTACAAAACGGGCCAACATGCACTCCAACATGGTTGTCACGCGCAACCACGACACGAGGTTTGTACGGCAACCCTTCGCGACCGCCACCACCAAAATCGTCTTTCAAATTCCCAAGAACTAATTCGGACTTTATGAACGGCTTGGACTCCTGCGAAGCATGGCGGTCGTAGTCGGCGATCGAATCAAACGCCTTCTGGTATAACGGGCGCTTTGTCGACGGC